ACACCGAAGCTATGGCTATTGTGGCCTTCGCATTTTGTATGTATATAGCGGACTCTATCGCTGCTGTGCTTATATCTATTATACCAGTATAAGCTTCAAACTTGTCGAGTATTTCATAAAATCTAATTTCATAATCCTTATCCTTGCTTTCAAATTTTTCTAAGCCTACTAAATTCTCATCCTCATCTAGAAGAGCAAGATGTATGGCTTTTGAAGAACAATCAAATCCTGCTATCATTCTGAATCCTTATAAGCTTGAGTTCTAAGGGATACTATCCTAGAGACTGTCGCAAATGCAGAAGTATACAATTTGAGTTGCCCTAACAATCTGATATACACCGCAGTTGCATCTATTATATCTTGTCTAAGCGTGACAAGAGATGTTTTAGTTAACATTATCTCTCCTCGTAATTGTTCTTTCGTGGGTTTACGTTCTCCCTTACCTACGTATTCCTCAGCTATCTGATACATAGCTATACTGTACGCTTCATCAAACTGGGCTTCCATAGCCCCCTTACGAGCTTCTATATCTGCTACATGCTGTTCTAACAAACTTTTATATCCCCCATAAATAACCAAATACTCTTCCAATTTAGTTACCGTGGCATGTATAACATCAGAAAACTTAAGATCGGCATCAGGTTTATCGAGAGATATAGCAAACGTAGGAAGACCCACACTTCCTAAGTAATTTTCTGCTAAATTTATTGAATTAGCATAACTCCAACGTTTTTTCATACTTCTACCTCTCTACAACTACACCACTTATTGCCACCACATTTTTCTGGAGGCTCCGACATAGCTATTATTCTATTACATCTGTCCAGAACCTCTGCCCAAAGTTGCTCATCCTTCTGTAATTTAAAGCATTTCCAATTCTGTGTATTTTTATTCTCGTATAACACATATCCATATTTAAAGTTACCCATATTTAGATACAGTTGAAGTTGCAATAAATGTTCCGGTTTTGGCCCCCTCAATTTTTTATACTCTTCTTGTTTTATAGTTTTTAGTTCCACGGGAACCGGATCATCGGGAAACACTATGAAGTCTATACGCCCCGAAATAGGAGGAGACTCATGTTTGATTGGTAACTCCCTATCTACCAATAGTTTTACATTAGATAAATACTTCTCAAACCGTTCTTCGAAAGCATTCCCCACATCAAATATCCTACGAATTCTAGGAGCTATAACATTTCCTGTAATCATCCCATTATATGCCATGTACATATAACGGTCACATTTATTACCTAGCGTAGACGGATAGAACACCTCTGTCCGTGGAGGAGAGGTTGACCCCTCTAAACCTTCTTCTATGAGCGACGTAAAAGCTATATCCGTTCTAACGGAAGAAGCCTCTATGCTATTTGATTTTGATATCTGTTTAATTCCTGACATAATCTTTCCTTTATATCCTTTAAAGTTTTCTCTCTGAAGTGCCACACTTCTGCAATCCCCATATCTTTCAAATCTTGATCTCGACGAGCATCTCTTTTAGAGAGGTGACCAAAAGGCCCATCTGCTTCCACTACTACATCAAGTTCTGTAAGAAGAAAGTCTACATCATACTGTCCAAATTTAGCTTGTGTAATATAACGCAAACCTAATTCTTCTATACACCTCTCTAGAAGTTTCTCTTGTTTAGTCCCGTGTCTGTATGGCACTAACCAACTTCTCCATACTATCAGGATTTGCAGCAGCTACTAATCTAAGATTATCAAAACCTTGTATCGTTTCGTCCCCAAAGAAGTCACTGGTATACCACGCACCACTCTTGGTTATAAGCCCTAAGTTTAGCGCCTCTCTCAAGTAAGTTTCAGTTATATCTATCCCGCCCTCAACTCTAAATGGTATCTCTACCTGCTCCCATCGCTTTCCCCCAAACTTATCTTTTTGAAGAGAAGTAATAATATTGAAACCCAAACGTTTACCCTTGCTATCTTTGATGTATTCTCCTCTACGTGTCTCTAAGACCCCATGAGCGAAGAATTGCTGCCCTTTCCCACCCGGCATAGTCTCTATAGCCGCTACAGGCCCCATAGAGCCTCTAATCTGGTTTATAACAACAAGGGCAGACCCGTTCCTCAACAGCGGTAAAAGTCTAATCAATGCCTGATTCCAAGACCTTGATTGCCATGCCATAGGACTATAACTAAACATATCTTTCTGTTTAAGAATCTCACTGGGTATAAGCCCTGCAACACTATCCAGCACTACTATATCCACACCCTTCTCCATACCCGCAGCCATGGCGTTATAAGCATCTCCAGCATTATCTGGTATCTTGAGGAGAATTCTATTAGTATCGAGACCACACGTAGTCATCCATTCACTATCCCAAGACTGCTCAGTATCTACCCATAGAACTGTTCCATTCTCTTTCTGTACACTCTCACATAGTTTAGTACATAGATAAGATTTGCCTGACGACCACCCACCATAAATTAATGTGAAGCGTTTCTTGGGTATACCCCCATTTGTTATATTATCTAGTTGGGGTATCCCAAACGAGATACGATCATATTCTAAGGCTGCATCGTTACCAATAGATAAACCTAAATTTTTATCTTGTAATAATGTTTCAAATAAATCTTCTGCGTTAGTCTTCATCAAGAGGAACCCCCGAATTTTTAGGAAGTCTATTTAAATATGCTTCTGCCCAAGCAAAGGATACCGCTGCACACTGTATAATCTCTTCAAACATTCCTGCTGATCGTCCCTCAAAGACTTCACGAGCAACTTCTCCTAACTCTTCAGTTAGTATTACTGTCCAACGCTCATCTGTATTACCGGTCTGATCACCCCATTTCTTATCTTGTCGTTCCCGTTCGGCTAACACCGCTTCTAATACTTTCATTCGTGTAATTTCTGTAGTCACTAAAACCACCTCCTAATCTATTGACCCCTCGTGCGGGTATTTAATCTTGTGAAGTTCTTTATCTGCTAACATAAAGAGTTTAACAAAAGCTTTACCTAAAGCTATTTTTGATTCCTCTAATTGCTTATCTACATCATCTTCAGTATCTATGTCATGGATACCTAAAACAACTTTTGCGTTATTGTAATCGCCTAAATTTACTGTGAAGGACACTTCCTGTGAAACCTTTGCCATACTTAACTCCAATCTATATATTCTTCTACGGGGACGGATATCGGGAGTTTCCCATATACCACATCCCCATCATGTATCTGGAAATCATGCTTAGTCGCCCACGACGGCTCGCACAACTCCATGTCCACTACAAGTGGGATACCTAAACTATTCTCTTGTAGTATATCACGAATCTTCTCAATTAGCAATATATCATCCTTATGTATTTCACATATGATCTCATCATGAACTTGTAATAACATCCTACTTTTAGTACCGTTTAGAAACTTAGAAACTTCTATCATTCGTTCGCTTAAAAGATCGGCACTAGTTCCTTGAATTAAGTAATTTACTGCTCTGTATCCTTTATCTCTATCTACTTTGTATACCCGATTGTATTTACTCTTAACCCAACCCCTCTGTTCAACCATACGAACCACAGAGTCAAAAAACTTCTTAGACCCCGTAATATTTCTAAAATATTCGGCTTTGTATTTACCTGCTTCTTTAGGGCTTGTGTTTAACTGACCCGCAAGTTTATCTCTACCAATACCATATATAACTCCAAAAGTTATGGTTTTAGCTAATTGCCTATAGAACTTATATTCTGGATGATCTTTACCTACTTTGAAAGCTATCTTCGCAGCTTCCCCGTGGAAATCCACATCATTTTGTTTCATGAGATCAAGCATTTCTGGGTTACCTATGTAGTTCATAAACATACGCACTTCCATCTGTGAGTAGTCATACGAGACTAGGTAATGATCTGGTCTTGGTTTGAACATCCTTCTAATAGCTATCTGCTTATCATCACTTTCATCTAATGATTCATCTCCTAGGAATCCCCATGCTTGTAATACATCTTTACGTAAATCTTTAGCAGATATAGATACATTCTGACCTTTAGATGAAATAATAGCATCGACTCTACCTCGAATTTCTTCTAACTCAGCCTCAGTATTAAATTCCACATTATGTAATTTGAAATGATTTCTTGGGATGTTCTGAAGATTTGGCTCCCTTGACGACAGACGACCCGTAACGGTACCCCAGTTGGCATAGGTTGTATGCATAGTAGATACGCCTCTGTACGGTTCAATATAGGTAGAAATCAATTTAGCCAATGTACGGTATTGCCTAATCCAACCCGCTAAAGGGTGATTTATCTGCGCCAAGGCTCCCTCACTCCACGAATCCCTCCCTGTGAGGGTCTTCTGTGAGGAACAAATACCTAGACTAGAAAAGACTTCTCCTACTTGTGCAACACTAGCCACATTGAATTCTTTGCCTGAAATTCCATATATAATCTGTAGAACTTCCTCGCTACGCTTAGTTAGTTTATCTAAAGAACTTTCTACATACTTATTGTCAACTACGACCCCTTTACACTCCATGTTATATAGAACCTTCGTTAAATCAATTTCTAACTGCCATACCTTTTCTTGCCCACTTCTGAGAATCTTATCTTTACAATCTAAATATAATCTGGCTGTACCCGCTACATCCTTCTCGCAATACGGGCCAAGTATATCGGGAGGACACAAGGAGAAATCCTTAGTCCACTTATTCTTTCGTAACACTTGTTTAGTTTCTATGTCGTAAGCCCCTGCGTCAGGCCCATATCTACGTATAAGGGTATCTGTGAGGTTTAGAGCAGTTACATTCGTACTTTCTGTGAGGCGTACCATAACAATGACATCTAATAGGTCTTTGTCCTGTATAGCCAAACCTTCCTTCTCTAGAAACTTTAGATCGAACTTAATGTTATAACCAACTATCGTCTTACAGGTATTC